ACTGTGTCTTTTGGGTTCTCATCTGTGTATAAGCGTCTACCAGAACCTTTTGGTTTTTTTCCTGTTCCAACTTTAGGGTCTCTTTTTTTAGCCATCTTTCTTCTTATCCTAAAAAGTCTATCTGACATTATTTTTTCTTAACAGTCTGCTTTGCTCTTGCAAAGTTTTTCTTAGTAGGCGCTCCTTTAGATCCTGCTTTACGCATCTTCTCGCCACTACCAGCTTTTATTCTTCTTCTCTTAGCTTGTATATTTCTATATAAACTCATTTTGTAAGACCCTTTTGCTTTTCATATGTCCTAAGTCCTCCGATGCCAAGCATGCCGCCGAGAACAGTTAAAAGTGTACCCATATCAAATTCCGGCAGTTCTGGTAATTCTGCACCAGCAAAACTTGCACCAAATATAATTAAATCTTTTAAGATAAAATGATAAGCAAAAGCAATCGCACAGACCCAACCAACTGCTGGGCGCCATCCGCCTTTAAATATAGAGCCACTTGCAGCCTCTGCTTTATTAATCTCTAACTGAGCAAGCAAAGCCTCCTGAGCATGTTTTTCAGACATGGTAGCTATCTCGTGAGCCAATTTGGCCTTTTGATCTGCATCAGGTATAAATTTATCTAATAATCCTGTAACTGGTCCTATCAACGCCTGTAACATTAATATACCCTCACTTTCTTTTCATTAACCTGCGGTACAAGTTTGCATATACATTCATATGTTATAGTCTGTCCTGTATCGTTTTTATACTGCTGTTCATTTAAATACTTAGTATAATATATACAATCATTAACTGATTTAAAATATATAGCTCCCTGTGTCACACCACCAAGATAGCATGCCAACATAAAAGCTGTCATTATAAAGCACTCTGTGGTGTTCTTACTATAGCAAATTCTTGTATACTAGCAATAACATGTAATCTATCTACATGACCTGCAGTAACTTTTAAAACTTCTCCGCCTTTTAGTATATAATCATTTGTTAACAATTCTGTTGTAGTATTTGCATTTATTGTTTGTGTTTGAAATAAAGTAAACTCGTGATTTGTTTGAGCGCCAGAAGAATTTAAACCATCTCCTGTAACGGTAACAGTTATTGTAGATGCGCTTCCAGAATCATTTACCACTAATAATGAATTAATTACAGATGCGTTTGAGTCCGCATTACTTGGCGCTGTGTATAAAGTAACCTGCGAAGTGCCAGTAAGGTCTATTTTTGCACTTGTAAGCCCTTGTACATACTGAGGTAAACTTACTACTAACATTATCTTCTTCCATCTTGTATTATGTTAACTTGAGGCGATCCTAATTTAAATTTAGTTCCCAACGTATCCCCTGTGTCTTCTACACGGAGAGCAAATGTCCGCCCCCTTATCCTAACATCTAATTTATTAGTAAAAACCTCAACAGGAGACGTTGTTGATCTTTGTGCTGTATTGCTATCATCAGTTTGTGTGAATCCTGATCCACTATGAGTTCTTGCTTTTACAGTAAAATCAACTTTTGGATTAATTGCAGTTGAGCCTTGAAAATTTACATCAGGTATTATTGAATTTATAGAAGAAAACCTATCTGCATTTCCTAAAGACATAGGTGCAGATTCAACAAAAGAAGTCATTGCAGCACCATCGTCATCAAATCCAGTTTCATGATTAAATAGATTCTGACCACCTGTTGCCATAGGCAAGTTTCTTATGCCTCTATCAATCCACGCTTGTCTTGCTAAAGTTCCAAAATACCAAATATTTTCTAAATAATTATAAATAACATACTTATCTATTTCTCTGTTAGTATTATTATTCCCAGTTTTAGATGGATAAAACCACCAAATCTCACTAAATTCTGTATTAACACCTACATGAACCTTGTCTCTTTCTTCAAGGTTTAAATCTAAAAATACTTTATCTTTAACAGCACAAGGTAATTGCTGTGTTGCACCATTATATACATAAAATGTGTCTATTCCCATCCAGTAAACACTATCGTCTACGGCTATAGCTGAAAAAGGACTCATAATTGTGATGTTTTTTGATAACTCTTTTATACCGAAAGTAAATGGTGGTCCGGTAAACCTCATGGAGTGAAGGCTTTTATTTGTAAAAACAAGTATTTGTTCTTTTGTTTCTACAGCTTGCATAAATGTAGAACCTCCACCTATTCTTAAATCTCCAGCAGTATTAATATCAGTAGGAAAAAAATCTACAGGATTTTCTTGTGAAGAAAAGCGTATCAATAAAGGATCTTGAATGCCATCACCTTTTGGTTCTGTAGGATTGGCTCCAATGCCATCACAACCAAAACATATGATATGCCTGTCTTGGTCTGAAACTAATACCTGTTTTGCTACTTGAGGTACACTAGTTTGCCCACTAGAAAAGGTATCTGTAGCACTTAATTCTTCAGCTCTGTTTGTTACACCATCAGATTTATCCCAATAAAATATACCACCATCTCTTGGGTTTATTAATAAATCTTCACCAAAATTATCATGTGACCACAATCTTATTTGCGCACCAGAAACCCTAACAGAAGCAGCGGAACCCCACCCAACGAAATCATTGTCTGCACTTGCATTACCAGCAGTTCCATCAGTTGAATTTCCCGCAAGAAAAACACTAACTGAATTAGAATGCGCAACTGCATCTGTAACAACATTTGATGTTACAGAATTTACTGTTATTGTTGTTCCATCAGCTTGAGTTAATGTGTCGTTTGATCCACCATGTGCTGCTGTATTAACATTTGTGCTTGCACCTTTTCCAGCGTAAGCCCTAACTACTGTTAAGGTGTTAGTTGCAACATTTGTAACTAACATCAGCTCATTTTCAATTACTATTATATCATTTACTACTATTTGATGAGCAGCTCCTGCTGGACCTACAGGACTAGAGTCAGTTACAACAACAGTGGTTGTAGAATTGTTTATAGCTCCATTTAAAGTTGTATTTACTGCCGCATTGGTTGTTCCATTCCAAAGACCGGCACCCCATCCAGTACCACCAATAGTATTGTCAAGTCCTACATTTACCTGATATCTTGCAACAATACTTGATCCACCAGTTTCATCATCATCAGAAGTAGCAACAACGCTTGCTGTTATTTTATAAGAGTTTGAATTTATTATTGATACAATTTGAAATTCTGATTGCAAAATATCTTGTGTTATATTGCCACCTGATCCTAATCCAACAGAATTAACACCAGAAAAGGTCACAAAATCATTTTCATTTGCACCGTGAGCATTGTCTGTAACAGTAATTAATGTAGAATCATCTACGTCATCTCCATTAGAATCAAAATTTTCACTTACAGAAGCGGAAAAAGTAACATCTCCAGCAGCTGTTATAGATCTAATAGGGGTTATGTCATTAAACGTCTGACCCTCTTCAATATAATATTTAAGGTGTGTACCAATACCCATAAAATCAGAGCCATCAAGGGCCACCCAATTATGCAATCTTCTTGCGCTGCCTAAATATGTATTAGAACTATACTTTTCCCAACCACCTAACTTTTCTGGTGATCCTAATCTAAACCTAATCTTGTCACCATCCGTATATCCACCTTGATTGCTAAAAGGCGTAATGTCAGATACTATACCAGCTTGAAATTGTAATTTATTAAAAGGCATTATGCTGTACCTCCAGTTTTAGTTCCGCTACCACTTTCTGTTACATTACTAACACCTTGTATTGATTTACCTGATGCTCCACCAGCACTACCACTTGATCCGTTTGTAGGTGCAGTGGCTGGAAAACTTACACTAGTGCCACTCCCATTACCGCCTGTTGATCCACTTGACCCAGCGGCACCAAATGCTCCACCAGCCCCTCCTGCTCCACCAGATCCTGCATTATTAGATCCAGATCCGCCACTTGGCCCCGGTCCAGCAGATTGATTATATCCTTGACCAACACCACCTGCACCACCAGATCCACCATCTTGTGTAGCTAAACAAGTACCAGAAACTGATCCACTTAAACTATTATATCTTAAATTAGGAGCCGTTGTCCCTTGATGTGCAGTTGTACCAAAAACAGTAAAAAATGTAGTTGTTGATGCAGTAATGCCTGCTGTACCACTGTTTGATACTAAAGTACCAGAGCTTGATGTGCTTGTGCTTACAGATATTGTTGGCGTTCCATAGCCGGTTCCATATAAAGAACTAATACCAGCATTTACTGTATAAACACCAGTTGTATTTGTTTTTGCAGAAAAAAATATTGGACCTCTATTAGCACAATTACCAGAAAGACCTGTTCCTGCACCGCCTAAAGAATTTAAATCAAACTGTGATGCATTAATACCTCTATTGAATTGCGCTCCTATACCACCCCATAGTCTATCTCCAACTTCACCTCTTCCATCTAAATCATTTCCAGACGATCCATAAGTCGTAAACCAAGATGGAGAGTTATTTTGAGGCGTTGAAGTCCCTCCTCCTCCTAAATCAACTAAACTTGAAAATGTAGCATTAGCTGTGTATACACCTTTGCCACCATCGCCACCAGCGCCGCCTCCACCGCCACCAGCTTTGATTGTGCCATTATTTACTAGAGTAACAGCAACACTGCCATCAACTTGCAAAGCATTACCGCCTGCTGATCCTGCCGCTCCTCCAGCACCTTCTATGCTACCATTGTTAGTTATGGTTATTGCACCTGCGCCATTACTTTCAATAGTTAACGCAGCGTTAGACGCACTAGTTGCACCAAGAGTTTCTGATGAATTTATTACTAATTGTTTTGGATAATCTACAGGAAAATCGTCTCCAAATATAGTGTTTGCACTTTGATTTGTTTGACCATCAACAAATGTTTTTCTAAAAGCTCTTGTTTGTCCATAAAAGTCATTGATAGACAATGGACTACTATTTGCACTTGTTGGAACATCTGCTGACAAATTAGTTGATGTATTGTTAGATGCGTTTGCTCTGACAAGAGACCCGCCTCTATAATAATCATTCAAAAGAATGGGGGCAGATGAGCCATTATTATACTCATCTCTTATATCTGATAATGATATTGCACCACTAGATTGTAATGTCATTATAAACTTGTTCCAAACGCTGTTACATTATTAGCTGAAGTTACTGCACCATTAGATCCTAATTTAAAAACTGTTGTGCCATTATACTTAAATAATAATTCATTATCACCAGTATCTAATGATATTGCCCATTTACTAGAACCAAACAATATAGCGTTTCCATTCGTGTCCAAGTCCCCACCTAGTTGAGGCGTTGTATCATTAACTAGATCAGTAGGAACTTGTGAAACATTAGCATTTGACCCGGTTCCATCAGCAAAAACTATAGCAGAAGAACCATTTGCTAACAAAACTTCAGTTCCGCTTCCGTCTGACGCATTTGCATCTGCAGGACCTTGCCTGATATTAGCTGTTTGTCCAGTGCTGTTTTTTACAAAAAACCATTTTTGTTGATCGTTAGGAGTAATATGTAAATTAAACTGACTACTTGGCGATCCTGTCAATAATAAAATTTTATAGTGACCATCAGAAAGCTGACCATCAACAGTTGTAACAGATGTGTTTCCCGTAATAGTTAAACTAACAACACCATTTAAAGTTCTGTCTATTATATCAAAATTATTATTTGTTGTGTTACCCCAAGTACCAGACTGCTCTCCAGATCCAATTTTTTCTATACCTGTGTTTGATGTGTATGTACTTGCCATTTTTTACCTCACTGTATTTCTGTCCATGTTTCTACTCCAGACGGTGTTATTTTTGTCCATGTTTCTGTGCCAGATGGCGTTATCTCTGTAAATGTTTCAGTATTAGCGTTAGTTATAACATCTTCAAATAGTATATCTCCCGTAACTGTCTTTGTAAAACTTATTTCTTGAGAGGATGTTCCAGTAAATTTATGATTACCCTGTGTTGTTTGTGTAAAGTTTGCATCTATACTTGCTGTTCCTAAATTTACTAATTTAATGTTTTCTGTTGTTTGTGTAAAATTACTTGTAAGATCTATATTCCCACTTAATGTAGTTGCAACTTCTGTAGTTTGTATAAAATTACTACTTAAATTAACTGTACCAACTAATGTTCCTACACCTACATTAACTGCAATACCTACGCCACTCATTTCTGCTGTTGCTGCTTGTACTACACCACCTACATCTGCAATGGCAGCATCGGCAATAGCAGAGTGACCCAACATCAATCAGCTTCCTCTAATGCTGTAATTCTAGCTGTCAATGCTTCTATTGTAGCTTGTTGTTCTTGCAATGCTTTTGTGAGTAAAGGCACAAGTTTGCTTTGGTCTATGCCTTGTGGGTCAATGTTTCCATCTGCATCCACTGCATCTTTCTCACCAATTACTGCTTCAGGCACTACACTTGATACTTCATGTGCAATAAAGCCATCAACAGTTGTATTACTTTCATCAGCAATCCAATTAAATCTTGCAGGTTTTAGTTGCTTAAGTCTTGTTGTAGCATCAAAATCATAAGATACATTTTCTTTTAGCCTGTAGTCAGAAGATGTTGCATAATTTGTTGTTGAACCATCACTTGTAACTCTACCAACGAGTGTACCAGTACTACCACTAGTTTTAAATACTAATAATATTCTTGTACCACTTGTATCAGAATTGTGTATTGCAACAGTTTCATGGTCTTTATTATTGCCCTTAAAAATTGCCACAAAACCATTGCTACCATGATTTTCTACCTCTAAAGAACGCTCTACACCACTATGTAGGGTTGAAGTACAATTTATTAAAAGACCTTCATTAACTATACGCATACGTTCTGAGCCAGTTGTACTAAATTTCATAGCTGAAGGAACAGTTGAGCCAGTAGAACTAGCAGTTTGTTCTACAGCTATAGCTCCTCCTGACCTAGCAGCATTATTTGAATCTTGACCAGTAAATCTAATTTGACCTAATGCTTCTCCACTTGCTGTTTCAGCAAATGTTCCTACTGTGTTACTACTTGATTTTCCAAGTCGTAAATCTGGGGTTGTTCCGTCTGTTGTATGAAATGCTAAAAGACTAAAGTTTGTATTTAGTCCACTTCCTTGTAATGTAAGACCAGTATCAGCAGTATGGTCTAGTCTGACCTCACTATCTGCACCGAATGTAATTTGTGCAGAGTCTGAATTTAAAGCAATATCATCACCCACTGTAAAATCGGTAACCCCTGCTCCTATTATTCTTGCTGTATCACTTGCTCTTGTCATCTATTCACCTTTTAATGCTTTCACTTCTGCTTCTAATTTTTCTATTCTTGTCATTGCTTCTTGAAGCGCTTTAACTGCTTTCATGTAAAGTATTGAATACTTAACTGATTTGGTTGTTGTACCAGTTTCAGAATTTATACCATCTTTTTCTTCTATATCTGTATTTGTTGTAACAAGTCCATTCATTCCAGCTTTTTCTACTTCTTGAGCAATTACACCTAAACGCCAATGTGCATCTGAATCGCCAGTTGCAACATCTGT